CAACAGGGAGAGGAAGGATAGAATTACTTTTTCCCATATCCCGAAGCAATGCACTTCCTCGTAAATCTAAATCAGTCATAAAACTTGCTATATCCCAAACATTCCTATGCCTGTTCAAAAGGTCTTTGATTCTGGAATTTATTGCCATTTTTTCATCTCCGTGGCATCTTTCTATTGATCCATATCTTAATTTATACCATAATAGCAATATTAGCGATCTTAAATATAAGGGTTAATTATGGCAAAGCGTAAGCGTAAACTTCGCCTCCCTCCTGACCAAGCATCAGATAGGGATCTTTCAACGCTTCTATCTTATGGTCCTTCCTTTCTTCCCTATGTTGCTGCATGGACAGACTCTCGCATTGAGCAAGTTCGGAACTTTAAGCACTGGATTTACATTGCAGTCCGAACTATTGCCAAGCAAGTTGCCTCTCAAATACCTAATGTGTCATGGACATACCATCACTCTCTAGCTGCTCCCCGTGCAAACTACCTACGCTCCAAAGCCTTAATACCCTTGCTATCCCATGAAGACTTAGAACCAGTACCGGACAAACACCCCTTACTGCGTTTGTTAAAAGACCCCAACGATCCCGACACTTCCTATGATCTTTGGTACGAAACAATTATGTTTCACCATCTCACAGGCATAGCGTACTGGTGGATGCCCAAGAACGCTCTTGGCCTCCCTGCTGCAATTTGGGTAGTACCTTCTCATTGGATGTGGCCCATTGTTGGTCAAGACAAACTTATTGAAGGTTATGAGATTCGACCTATTGAGGGTAATTACTTTCGTAAGTTTTTACCTGTTGACGAAATCGTTGTGTTTAAAGACAAGTCGCCCATCTCAAAGATTGATGGTTACTCCCCTCTGACAGCAGGCGCACAGTGGGGCGATACGATGGAAATGATTAACCGCAGTCGTTGGCATGCCTACAAAAACGGAACATTCCCAACAGTAGCCGTTCAGTTTGATGGCAAGTTTCAAGACCCTAGTGATGAAGACCTTCGCCGAATTGAATCCAAATTTATGTCTCGATACACAGGTGAAACCCGATCTAACCGTCCAATGTTTTTACCGCCAGGTGTTTCGGTTAACCCAATATCTCTTGGCATTAACCAAATGTTATTCGGTGAAACGGCAAACGAAGTAAGAGACAACCTACTAGCCTTGTTTGGTGTACCCGCCTCCGCAGCAGGGCTTTCTAAAGACATGACATATGGTTCGGTAATGGCATCTCATGCTGGGTTTATGCAGCAAACTATTAACCCTTTACTCCGTTATTTTGGTCAAGTAATCACTGAGAAGGTTGCTCATCGTTATGATGAATCTTTAAAAGTTTGGTGGGAAGACATCACCCCGCACGATCCAGAGCTTGTAGAAAAACAAATTCAAACCGACTTAATGTGTGGTGCTATAACTCCTAACGAAGTTCGTATTATGCGTGGCAGACAACCTTTTCCAACAGCATGGGGGGATAACCCAATTCTTCCTGTTAATGTTGCAAGCAATCCAATGGGTGGTACACATGCTCCCGTACCCGCTCCTTTATCCAATCCAAACGATAACAGAGGATAATCATGAGTAAATTTGAAATACCATCATCGCTTGAAACAGCCAGTCCCGAACTACTTAGAAGGTTTATTCAAGACCGAAAAGCTTTTCATAACGATCAACTAAAAAAGTCTGGGGTACTTTCCCTACCTCCCCAGTACTTACGAAACATGGCTCACACCCTAGGCCAATCGCCTTCCTCTCCCCTAGCTCTTGATTCAGATGATGCTGAAGAGCCAAAGGTAGATACATACAACATGACCGCTCGTTTTGTAATTACAACATCGGGCAAAGATAGACATGGTGATATTGTTTTACCTCGAGGTTGCGTATCCCACCTTAAAAACTATACTCGTAACCCTCGCATATTCTTTGCTCACAAAACCGAAGAGCTTCCTATTGCATCTGCCCGTGACCCAGAAGGCAACCTTGCTCTTGAGATTCTTGAAGACAAAATCTACTCTACAGCTTACTTCCACGGAGAAACCCGTGAGTCAGAACTAATCTTTCGTCTGATAGCCCGCAAAGAATTACAAGCTTGCTCCATAGGTTTTCTTCCTATTCGAGCTACTCTTATTGAAGATGAAGATGAAGAAGACCTTATCGACATAACAACAGGGGAAGAGATTCTTAACTTCCGCTCTAACTCTTCTCGTCAAATGCCCTGCCTTCGATTTTTAGAATGGGATATGATTGAGTGGAGCGTAGTGCCTATCCCTGCAAACCAAGATGCACTTGCAGCCCACCTTTCCCGTGGACACATTGAAGGAGAAAAACTTTCTCCTTCTATCAAAAGAACATTATCTTCTTTTGTGTCTAAAAAGAAAAATGTTTCAGTTTCACTTTCCCTTCCCCTTGCCCAAGAAGAAGAAAGTGAAATTGAAACTCTGGAAAAAGAAATTGAAAAAGAAATAGAAGAAAACGAAAACGAAAAAGCTGCTGAGGTAGATAAAGAAAAATTAGACGAAGTGTTTGCAAGCTATAAAAAAGAAACAAACATGGGTTATGCAGCCCTTAAGAAATGGTCTGAGAGTGCTTGTTCCAAGCGAGCATCTTTAAGTAGAGGCCCTATCAATCGTAACTTAGAACTTCTATCTACCCCTAAAGATAAATGGACAGCAAAGCATATTACATGGGCAAACAAGACTATAGCTTTTAACACTCGCATGCTTGGTATGCCTAGAGGTAAAAGACTTTCTGAAGAATGTCCTTGGTCAAAGCGTGACATCTCCCTAAAGAATTGGGCTTACGACCCAGGCAAAACTCCCGAAAGTAAAAAAGATGTAGGCGATTTTATTGAAATAAAAGAAATGCCATTGCAAGGTCCAGAGCCTGGCATTGATTCTCCTACACAAAAAACAAAAACAGTTTCATTATTTGGCAAGATCCTTGCCCGAAAATACAAGGCAGTAAAGTCTGAGGTCAAGATGGCTATGGCAGTCCTCTTGTCCTTGCAAGAAGGATTACTCCCCGAAAAAATTAAAATCGGGGTTTACATCATCCTTGCAAAGCATTATAAATTATTAGATATAACCTCTCCGGTTTATCGCAAGATTTCTAGCCTTGAAGAAATTAAAACGATGTTTCCGGAAATTGACATTAAGGAGTTTACTACCGTGGCAACCAACGAAGAAAACTGGATCAAGAGCGCAATGGATGAATTACAATCACCCCCTGCTCAGGGCAAGCCAAAAAAGAAAAAGAAAGAAGATGAAGACGAAGAAGTAAAAGCTGCTGCTTCTGAAGATGATGAAGAAAAAGCTGAAGATGAGGATGCAGAAGAAAAAGCTGCTGATGAAGACGATGACAAAGAAGATAAAGAAGTAGACGAAGAAGAAAAAGAAATGGATGAAGAAGAAAAAGCTGAAGACGAAGACGAAGAAAAAATGGTAGAAACCAAAGATATTCTTAAGTCTATGTCCGCAGTAATGCAATCCATGCACGAATGTTCAAACGCTCACACTGAACTTCTTAAAGGTCTTCACGAAAAGATGGACGAATGTATGAAAGCATTTGCTCCTAAAGAAGACAAAGAACAGGAAGAAGACGAAATGAAGTCTATTCTTTCTGGCTTACTAACACTCAAGTCAAACCAAGACGCTTTAAACCGCCGTCTGTTTGAAGTGACAGGAAAACGGTAATGTCTTCGCTTAAAACGAAAAAACATTCTGGTACTTGCTCTACTTGTTCTTTTTGGGAATCCCAAGAAAAACAAGTAGGGGAGTGCCATCGCTTTCCTCCGGTTCTCATTCAATCCGTACCTGGCAGTCATTTGCTTCCAGAAGGAAAGATGGGAATTTTCCCCTTAACCCAAGCAACTATTACTTGTGGTGAGTTTAAGTCCTCAACCCTTTTATAAAGGAATCTATTCATGGCCGAGAAAAATCTTAAGCCCGTGCTGGATGCAATCCAGAACATCACGGACACTCAGTCCAAGTTCCAAAACAAATTGGAAGAAATCGAAGTAGGCTCAAAGTCTGCTCGAAACAATTCCACCCTTAACGCTCCCCAAGTGCGTAAAGGCGAAAACACTATGAGTAGCCGAGGCTATAGCTTCGTAAAACTCTTTGGTCTTCTTCGTGGCGAACTTGCTCCTGAGCAAGCACGGGTTGAATGGGAAATGGCACAGAACCTTCAAAAGCTTTATGTAGACCGTCTTGGCTACAACAAAGCCCACACTAACACAATCATGGCTCCCTTTGGTAGCGATTACATTGCTGAAATCCCTGGCGAAGAAGGCTTTGCAAAGGAAGTAAGGCAAGTTGTATCCGCTGGCATTAGCGGTTATGACCGTGAAGAAGTGCGTGGCATTCGTGCCAAACATTGGGGTGTTCAGAAAGCAATGTCTTGGATTGATGAATCCCAAGGCGGTGCTTTGGTAGCTCCCCCAGTTCAAGGCGAACTTATTGAACTTCTTCGTAACAACGAAGTGTTTATGGCTGCTGGTGCTCGCACCATTGCAATGCCACCAAATGGAAGAATCACCTTCCCAAGACAAACCAATGCTGGCACAGCTTACTGGGTTGGTGAATCCAACGCAGTTACAGACTCAACACCCGCAACAGGTGATGTGCTCTTGCAAGCTAAAAAGCTTGGTATCTTGTGCAAAGTTCCTAACGAACTTTTCCGATTTAGTTCTGTTTCGGTTGAAATGTTCTTGCGAGAAGATATCAGCCGTGTACTTGCTTTGCGTTTGGATAAGTCGTTGTTGGAAGCTGCTGGTTCGACTAACGAACCTAAGGGCTTGATCAACTACGCTAACATTACCAGACACACCGCCAAGACTCCTGGCACAAACGGTGACACCTTCACACCAGAAGATGTTGCAAACATGATTGGTAAAGTCGAAGAACAAAACGCACAGTTTAAGTCCTTCGTCATGCGACCTCTTATGTATGCTGCAATCGCCAACAGGCGAGCCGATGCCGTCACCGCTGGTGATAGCAAAGGACCATTTGTGTTCAACATGTTCCGTGAGTTGAACCAAAACAGCATTGACTACTCTCGAGGCACCCCTGGCAATCTATACGGTCACCCCGTATTTAAGAGCACCCAGATTTCCGCTGGTAGGTCTAAAGGAAGCTCAAGCAACCTGTCCTACATCCTTGGTGGTGATTTTGCTGATTACCTCATTGCTATGTCAGGTGCCATCGAGTTTCAAATTTCAACCCAAGGTGATACACCCTTCACGACCGATCAAACTTGGTATCGAGGGATTATGTACACCGATGGCGCACCTCGCCATGAAGCATCTTTCGTACTTTGCGATAACCTCAATATCGCTTAATTAACAACCATGTTGCCCAGAGGCTAACCCCTCTGGGCTTTCTAAACTCAAACATAAAGGAACACTATCCATGCCAGCTACTTTTATTGCAGACTTGAAGAATCAAGGAATGGGTGCAGCTTCAATCGCTCCCGTAACAGCCCCTGCTTCTTCAGTAACCGGAACCGGAATTGACCTTCAGCTTTCCGATGGCCCTATTAATGCACTCTTGGTAACCGGAACTGCTTCCGGTGGAACAAGCCCAACCCTTGCTGTCAAAGTTCAAGAGAGCGATGACAACAGTAACTTTGTAGACCTTAAGAGTTATGACACTCTTTCTGGTACAGACCTTAACGGTCAGTTCCAGTTCTTAGGCAAACTCCTTCGCAACAAACGATATGTAAGAGCCGTAGCAACCGTAACAGGTTCGCCAACTGCTTTGCCATTATCTGTTGTAATCATTGCAAGCAAGAAAATTGCTGGCGATGGTAATGGTGCTTTAGTTAGCTAAGTAGTAAACCTTAACCCCGAGTAAACCATGCTTACCAGCTTGGCCCAAATCAAGGCATTCTTGAATATATCGGGGTCTGATACTACACAAGATTCTCAATTGAAGGGACTCCAAATTGCTGCTGAGTCGATAATACAATCTCGACTTAAACGCAATTTGGAGTCTGCTTCTTATACAGAGTACCACGCTGGTAACTCTCAAAGAACAATTGCTCTTCGTAACCGCCCAGTACTTTCAATCACTTCAATCTATGAAGACTTTAACGCATTTAGCGGAACAAAAGATAATTCTTTTGGCCCTGACACCTTACTAATCGCTGGGCATCATTACGCTCTTGATATAGACGAAGGCACTACAACATCAAAGTCTGGCCTAGTCATTCGTATTGGTGGAGTCTGGATGGAGATAGGTAGAGTATACTTCCCTGGCAAACTCTCAGCAGAAATTGGGCCGACATACGGCAACCTTAAAATAACTTACCGAGCAGGCTACGATGTCATACCGCAAGACATTCAATACGCTGTCTGCCTTTTAATCTCCATAATGAAGCGCACCCTGCCTTTTGGTGGTAATGTTGCATCAGAAAAAATTGGTGATTACGAATACAAGATGTTTGATCCATCTTCAACCAAAGATCCATTAATAAGCTCTGTAGATCAAATACTCTCCCGCTATAGGGAGCAAGCTCTTTAATGATATCATCTTCTTTAATTACAGATACCGTAACCTTAGAACGACCTTACATAACTTTAGACGAAGTATCTGGCTCTAAAAGAGAAGTATGGAATCCCGTAGTAGGTTCACAAAATATCCCTGCTTCTATCCAACCCGTATCTGCACAAGTACGACAAGACTTTGCTTCTCGCCAAATAATAATAACCCACCGGATTTACACTCGTTCAGATTTAAAGGCCCAGCGTGGTGATCGTGTTCGTCCAAACAAAGGTACAACAGTTTACATGGTTACAGCATACTATGACCAAGGTGGTCGTGGGCAAGTTTTTATGATTGAAGGAAGGGAGGTTAGTGCTTAATGGCTTCCCCTAACCCACCCACTCACACCCTAAGCAAAACCTCCGCAAGTTCATTTACTGCAAACATTGCTTGCGAATCAAACCTTAATGTAGACCTTTATGTAAGAAGATCAGCATCTTCTTCTGAGCAATACAATTTGTTTTCAACCCGATCTGGCCCTGGTTCTATTTCCGTCACAGGAAGAACACCCTACGAATACTACCAAACCTACACAGTTACCCGTGATAGTAACAACAATGTATCTACACCCTACTTTGCCTCTATCGACCTTAATGTTCCAAACTCAGCATTATCTGCAATAAGGTCTAAATGGCTTGCAACCCCTGCATTGGTTTCTTTGTTCAAGGGTGGATTATTTGCAAACGAAGCTCCCGAAGGTGTTGAAGGTAAGCCTTTAGTAATGCCGTATTGCATACTTAGAGAACAAGATACTGACTTTCACTTTATGATGAGCGAACAATACTTTCAAACTAGCAGCATAGACTTTATCGTTTTTGCCCCTGGTGCAGCATTAACAGAGACTTGTATGTCTCTAATTCGAGAAAATTATGATTGGCAATACCTACCTTTTGTTAAACCCGAAACCTACACGATAGCCATGCACCCTACCCACAGTTCACTGACAAGTGAAAATTTTCGGTACAAAGATGGTAATTTGATCTTTCGGGGATCTGTAAACTACGATATTATTATTAACAGGATCCTCTAGTTTTTTTCCTTAAGGAGATTTTTCAATGCCAACAACTCTTTCTGTATCCGGTATTAAAGCTGGATTTTCTTGGGACCTTCAAAAGACAAACACTTTTGGTTCTAACACCT